GGATCCAGATACCCTTCGTCCAACTTTAACAGTACCACCTACACTAGTACCTACACTAGTTCGTGTAACTGATTCTCCATCAATTTCATTTTCCCCCTCACTCCCAATCATTCTAACCCACCCTGGTCTGTTCAAAATTTACTATGATAATCGTGGTGGCTACAAAAATCTGGCTTTTGGCTACAACCAAATTTTGTAGCCAAAAAAAGTTTGAGTCACCTGTACTCCATCATCCTTTTATATACAAACTCACAAATTACATCAATCGATACGCCATACTTTGATCTTTCTTTTACACTATCTACTGTCTTTGTAACTTCCATATTCGTCACCCTTACATCACTTTTAGCGACGTGGCTACACGGCTACGCGACTGACTGGTAATAATGTAGGGCCGAGTGTAACCACTCGACCCTGGCAGTCAGTCGCCGATTTCGCTTTGCTCAATCTTCGAATTCGCTTTGCTCATTCTCGGGTACCGATTTCGCTTTGCTCAATCTTCGAATTCGCTTTGCTCATTCTCGGGTACCGATTTCGCTTTGCTCAATCTTCGAATTCGCTCTGCTCATTCTCGCTTTCAGAACCCTAACCCTAGTTTTTATTACAACCCTAACCCTAGTTTTTATTACAACCCTAACCCTAGTTTTTATTACAACCCTAACCCTAGTTTTTATTACAACCCTAACCCTAGTTTTTATTACAACCCTAACCCTAACCCGCTGCGCTAGCTGGCTGCGCCGCTGAAAAGATCCCAACCCTAACCCTAACCTAACCCTAACCTAACCCTAACCAAACCCTAACCCTAACCCTAACCTAAGTGTGCATCCTGTGGTGCACTGTGGCTTAATTGGAACCTGGCTAATTCTTCGTCAGCACTATTTCCTCGAAGTAACAAGGCATGCACTCGTTCACTAGCATCCATTTCTTCCCCGAGAACTCCATGTAGCAGATCTTTCGTCTCTTTTAACCAGCTGATGTAGTACGCAGAGCTCTCTTCATATTGAGGATACTTTTGTGCAAAGTCTTCCCACTCCCAACCGTATGGTAATGTAATTCCCTTGTAGCTACCTTGCGGACGCCCCAGTGGGCCACACTCTACATCTTGCACTCGTAAATGTACGTATATGAAACCCTCAAGTTCATGGCGGCCACGTGTAAATTTCCCGTATACATCTACTCTTCGCATGCAGGCGGCTAATTGAGCTTCTGTGGCCTTCGGGTATGTCATTGCAATAGACACATTCGATGTAATAAACATTCGATATGCTTTGAATGGTACTACGGCCCCTTTAACTTCTAAAATCAGTGGATTTCGGTCTCCCGCACGCAGAAATTGTGTCCGTGAAAGTGATTCTTCATCAATATCGTCTACGACGACGTCTCTCTGACCTGTATAACCATCCCAAAATTTGGCTGATCCAGGTCCTTTCCAGTATGCCTCCCTATCGCTCGTCAATGTACTTACTAATGATGTTTTCCCTGTCCCAGGTTCTCCTTCTAACCAATTGACCCGCGTTCTCTTCTCTCGTACACTTTCACGCACCAACATTTTCCTCGTGTGATCTTGAATCAAACTCCGACATCGCACTGCTGCTGCTGGATCATTCTCTGCTATCCATGCTGCATCCCTCCCTTCTGCCAAATAACCTGCACACTTTTCATAAATATTCTTCAAGGAACGAGTGGCTCGTCCTGCCGAAGATATCCAAATTCCATGCTCCCATGGCCCAGCATGTCGAGTGTCCTCTTTCATACAATATTCTCGCGCTTGATCTGCTGTACCCTTTCGTGGCTCGAAATGAATCGACCCACCATTCGGTAATTTGTTTCGAAGAGTTGTGAATCGTACAGGCTTTTCAAATTCTATGTAGCCTTGGTGATGTGTTCGATTAGTTGTCGGTGCTACCTCCTCCTGCCATACTGCATACTTTACATTGCCCACTCCCCCCCAATTATATAACTCCCTTCCACCATCCTCTCCAGAAGGAGGTGCATTATGCGTGAAAACATAATTTCTGGATCCAGATACCCTTCGTCCAACTTTAACAGTACCACCTACACTAGTACCTACACTAGTTCGTGTAACTGATTCTCCATCAATTTCATTTTCCCCCTCACTCCCAATCATTCTAACCCACCCTGGT